AAAAAACAGTCGATGGCTCGTAAAGAGCGCGCCGCTCGCCCTAAGCCGGGCAAGAACCGCATCGTGCTGTTGCAAGGCTGGAAAGCTGGTGAAGAGCACGTCTGGTTCCACGACTTCGGTCAGCACTACATCAAGAACGCGACCGGCGATATCAAAGCTGTCTACCCTTGCGCCGAAGCGACCTACGGCACAACCTGCGCCGTGTGCGACGGCCTGGCCCACGCAGCCCGCATGACCAAGGACGACGATGTTGTCAATCTGCTTGCAGAAGCCAAGGCAGGTAAAGAGGTTCTGATCAACGCTCTGGACCTGGACAGCGACAGCCCGAACACCCCGGTTGTCTACGCCATCAAGCGCGGCGTGTTCTCGCAACTGGTCGACCTGATCGAAGAGTGGGGCGCGGCGGTCTTCGGCAAAGAGCTGGTTCTCCAGCGCGAAGGTAAGGGCCTGAATACCAAGTATTCGGTCCAGATCAGCCCGAAAGACTTCACCCCGAGCCCGGCCGTTCTGGCTGCGCTGAACAACCTCGACGACTACGTCAAACAGGAAAGCGAAGAGCAGCAGAAGCGTGCAATCGGCGCCATCAACGGTCTGGTTGGTATTGCTGGACCGAGCGGTGCGAGTTCTTCGGCCCGCATCGGCTCTGACAAGCCGCTGACTTCGGCATCGACCCTGGATGACGACCAAGAGGCCGGCTTGCTGGAAATGGAGCTGACCGGGAAGTCGAACCCTATCCCGACTGCCGCCAGCACTGTTTCGCTGGAAGAAGAACTGGACGGCCTGTTGGGCGGCATGTAACCAACTGGTCAACGAAAGGGCGCGTTTATCGCGCCCTTTTCGTCTGGAGAAAATCATGACAGACCAAGTAATCGTCGACGGCAACAACATCGGCAGAAAGCACAATGACGCGGTCAAGCTGTCGGCAAACGGCATCCCGACCCAAGCTATCATTGGCTGCATCAAAACAGCCCGCGAGCTGATCATTCGTGACCCGGAAGCCAAGCACACATGGCTCTGGGATGGCCGCGCTCAGTGGCGCTACGATATTCACCCTGGCTACAAAGCGAAGCGCAATGAGCCAGACCCACGCCGGGACGCAAGCCGGGCATCTTTCAACCAGCAGCGCGACCTGATCTGGAAAGCCCTGAGCTTGATTGGTGTCGGTCAGATGACCGCGAAAGCCCACGAAGCAGACGACCTCGCTGGCATCATGGTTCAGTCCGCGAAGAAGCTGAACCCGGCAGCAGAAATCAAGCTGATCAGCGGTGACGGCGACTGGATTCAACTGGTTCGTGAGGGCGTGAGCGTTCGCGACATCAGCGACGACTTCAAGCATTACCGTCTCGACAACCTGATGGAGAAAGTCGGCTACCGCACGCCGTATGGCTTCCTTGAGGGTAAGTGTCTTCAGGGCGACAGCTCAGACGACATTCCTGGCGTTGGTGGTTTAGGTGTCGCCAGGGCGGCCGAGTTCATTGCCGAGTTCGGCAGCGTTCGCGAGTTCTGGCGTCAAGCCCGGGCCGGCGAAATCAAGCTGAAGAAGAAATCGCTTATCAATCTCGCATCGCCAGAAGGTCAAGCGGCATTCGCCCGCAACCTGAAGATTATGCAGCTCATAAGCCCTCACAAGCCCGGTCCCGGCGAAGTGACGTATGAGCGCGGGCAGTTCAACCGGGAAGCTTTCAAGGAATTCTGCGAAGAGTTCTCGTTCCTGAGCATTTTGCGTAGCTTCGACGAGTTTGTCGCCCCTTTCAAAAAGTAGGAGAAATATCATGGCTAAAGCAACTGGTTCAACCGCCGCCCTCGCCGCCGCCCTTCTGGGCGAGATCGGCCCTAATGCATCTGCCGCTTCGGTGACGCAGTTTATCGACACCGGGTCGCCCGAGCTTAACGACTGCGTCAGCGGGCGCCCTGACGGCGGTCTGCCGTTCGGTCGTCTGGTTGAAATGTTCGGCCCGTCGTCTGCTGGTAAAACCGCCCTGGCTGCCCAGTGGATGATCGAAGCGCAGAAGATGGGGGGCGTTGCCGGCTTCACCGACTGGGAGCGCTCTTTCAGCCAAGAGCTGGCTGAAGTAATGGGGTTGAACATCGAACGGCCGTTCTGGCTCTACAACAAGGCGCGCACCTGGGAAGAGGGCAACATCCTCGCAGCCAAAGCTGTTCGTATGATTCGTCAATCGAAAGCGATCCCCGACGACGCTCCAATCATCTGGGTGTTCGACTCGATTGCATCGGCAATCCCGAAATCGTCTATCGACAAAAATATGGACGAGCTGAACATGAACGACACTACGGCCTTGGCCCGGGTGACGTCGACCACGCTCAAGGTGATGGCCCAGATCGCCGAAGAGAACAACGCAACCTTCCTGTATCTGAACCAGATTCGCACGAAGCCTGGCGTGATGTTCGGAGACCCAACGACGACCCCGGGCGGCGTAGCGATGGAGTTCTTCAGCACGGTGCGCCTATCGCTGAGCCGCGAGAAGCTGTTCGTGACCGAGAACAAGGAGAAAGTCTTTGTCGGTCAAAACATCAAGGTCAAGGTCGTCAAGTCGAAGCTGACGGCCCCGTTCCGCGTAGCTGAAGAGCGTATGGAGTTCGATGACGCTGGGAACCTGAAATTCAACATGGCGTATAGCACCATCGAAATGCTGGTGACTCGCGGCAAAATCCCTAAAGAGGGCACTTGGCTGACCTACCCGGGAGACGGCAAGAAGTATCAGGGGGTCGCCGCCCTGGCGAAGCACATCAACGACAACGGCCTACAAAAAGAGCTGGCAAAGCTCGCACTGTCCTGACCTAAGT